CGCATGCGCATAGTAGTACCCGCGATAGACCACACGGACTGTAGCGGTGCTTATCCAGTACATGTCGGTATAGTAGGTGGAAGATGATCCGTTCAAATTACCTACCGGAACCATGTCCATATACTTGCCGTGCGCCACGCCTGTAATCCACTGACCGCTGTCCTTCTTGCCCTGTACCATACGGATACTGCCGTCAGGCATCCAGATGCGCCATTTGCCCTGGTTGCCGCTGTCATTCGGCAGATCCACGCCGTCCATCATGTCATACTTGTTGCCGTAGATGTCCTCGTAGCCCAGGCAGCAGATATTGTTCACCTGCACCACGGTCGCCTGTCCGTATTCGTCCCGGCTCTTATACCAGGCATACTGATGCACCAAGCCGTCAATCAGCGAATTCGTGATTTTGTTGTTGATGACATACGCTTCGTCATAGCCGATGGTGTCTGTCATTCCATGGTCGGCCGTTCCACCCGTTGTCCGGTTATTGTTATGCTGACCGGCACCGCATTGTTCCTGCATGTCCCTACGCCCGTACTTTGCATAGCTCAGGTTCGCGATGCGGCTGTGCATCAGGGCATCTATCTGCTGCATGCCACGCTGCTGGCTGTAATAGTGGAAGTCCGTCCATGTCATGCTTGCCGTGGTCGAAGCTCCGGTTATGCAGGCACGCAACTTGCTGCCCACTACAGAACTGCCCACAACGGCACACAGATGTTCCTCATTGGCCACCCAATCCGGTTCCATGTCCTCTATCTTGTCGCTGTTGCTCAGCACCACGCAGTCAAACTCTGCCGTGTTCAGAATGGAGAAATGCAGGGCTGTAGCACGTTCCGGAACGTCTGCTATCAGATACATGCCGGCTTCAAATTTCAAGCCGATGGTCGGCACCACAATACTCTTCAGGATGTTTCCCTCCGCATCAGCAAACACACTGCCGATAAGCCCTGTTCCTGGAACGCTCGGGAAGCGGACACGTCTGTAACCCGACACGTCCACTTTGCACACGGAATAAGCCTTGTCCGTCGTATAGGATTCCATCAGCGTGGGCTTGCCGCTCATGATCTTGCGTTCACCCAGCCAGCCGCCCTGTGTCTCCTTGATGGCATCCAGTGTCAGTACCGTCGCGTCCGGAATCGGGGGCATTTCGTCCTCCGGATAACTGCTGTAGCAGGCGTACTTCTTGTTGTTCAAATAATCGTTGATGCCTTTGCTCCAGTAAAACGGCTCATACATCATCCAGTCTCCCTCGCTGCCGTCCAGCTTCGCCACCGTGCAATCGTTCATATCCTCCGCATCGGCATAGAAGTTCGAGCTTTCGTCATGCAGGGGGAAATAGGTCATCTCCCCGTCCGGGTTGTTCACTTCCACCTGCTGCCCGGCTATCTCCACCTTCCGGCTCGTGGGCATCCTGGTCACCTTGGCCAATACGCGGTGGCGCTTGGACAGGATGGCATTCACATGCCCGCTCATTTTGTACGTATTGCCGAATTTGTACCCCGTCTTGTTGTCCAGGTTCGAAACATTGGCATCGTCGGCCACACTGTCGTCAAACTCAATCATCGTATAGGGCGGCTGCTTGATGGTCAGTTCCGGATAACGGGCGGCATACTTCTCCAGTTCCTCATCAGCCAGATACTTCGTCAGGGTCAGCTTGCCCCTCAGTCCCGAATGCCGGTCATCCACGGCACCCGTCTGCGTATACGTTCCGTAGTCGTAATACTTCTTCAGCAGGGTTCCGTCGTCTTCCCGGTCTATCTCCAGCACGAAGCGTTCCAGCTTGCCGCTGCCGTTCAGTCTGGCCTGGTGAAGGCGTTCCAGCATAGCGAACCCGTCGATGCCGGGGCAGTTGGTGTAGCGGTAGCCCCGCACATTATTGATGCCTTCCAGTATCAGGCCACTGTCGGACAGCTTGGTCAGATATTCCAGGAACAGTTCCTCAATCGTGTCCGGCAGGCATAACTGCACAACGGGCGCACCGGTGGCCAGTTTCACACGGGTCAGCCCCGTACCCCTCACGTCCAGTTTCTTCAGGCGGCCCTGCCAGCTCAAGTCCAAAGTAGCCACATTGCCGTTGTCCCCGTTCCGGGCCAGCCGGTTGTTCCGCATGTTCACTTCTTCCAGAAGCAGCATGCCGTTCGTCGAAGCCATGAACGAGCCGTTCCGGTAACCGCTGGCTTTCTCCACGCTCATGTCGAGTTTTACCAGTGAGGTCAGCAGACCGAAGTTGAAGCCGATTGCGAACGCATCCTCATGCCAAACCAGTTCCTTGACTTTCGCCGCACCGATGATCTTCAACGGGTCATTTTCACCGAAGGCACGGGTCAGCTGCAACGAGTGGAGCACGTCCGCATCCACCACGCCGCTGTCGGCCTGCACGCCGTTGCTGGTGGAAAGCTGCACACGGTACGGAATGGTCAGACGGTACTGCATCGGTTTCAGCGTGTAGGCCTTGTCCAGCGATGCCGTACTCTGGTAGAACTGGGCACCCAGCGTGGATACATAGCCGTACTCCACCTGCTTCAGGTCATACCGGCGTTGGATGAAGTAGTTTCGGTGTGCTTTCAACGAACCCTTCAGACCGTAGATTTGCGGATAGGTCTGTTTGGCTCCGTCCGCACCCACCGGCATTTCGTTCAGGAACGGATAGATGTATTTGAAGATGCCGGACTTGTTATAGAGGCGCGAGCACCACTTCTTCATCTGTTCGGTATCGAAATGGTCAATGGCTTTCTGGATACTGAAAGCACTCATGAAGCTTGCGCCCCCGTTCCATCCGCTCACCATAATCTCCACAATCATGTCCCAGCAATTGGCCACGATGAGGTTCCACAGCCACGAGTTATGACCCTGCATCACATAAGCCCCGTCGCGCTTCGTCTGGCGGTTGTCGTCATACTTCCCGGTCAGGAACGACTTGTTGTCAGAACCGAGCTGGCAGTCGCCGTCATAATAGTCAATCGACCATTTCACACCGTCCCATGTGCGGATAAGCATGTTCTTCGCAAGCTGGTCCACGCCGAGGTTGAACTGCACGTACAGATAGTAGGCAATCAGGTGGGGAAGGTCGAAATACTTCGATGCCTCTTTCCTGAACGTATCGCTCTGCCACTTGGCGGTAGGGAACTTGTCGCCGTCGTCCTCATAGTCCACCCCCTCGAACGAATGGGATTCCGTGCTGTAAACCATGTTCCTGCCCGCAGGCGTTTCCTTTACGCACCGGTAGACGAAACTCATCATGCGGTCGGTGGCCTTGTACATCTTGTCGTACTTGTCACCGGTACCGAGGTGGTCTTTCAGGTTCGGTTCTTCCTCCGCGTCACCGCCTCCGTCCGACCAGAAGGTATCTTTCGGATGATTAAATTCCAGTCCTCCGTCAAAGTTGTAGTCCATGAAATCCTTATGCTCCGGTTCGGTACTCGGCAACCAGTGGAACAGGCACAGCGGATTGGAGTTGTTCAGCGTCTCGAAGCAGACGGGCAGGTACTGCTTGTGTCCTTCCTCGTCGGCTTCCAGGTAGTTCAGCGTGTCGCCCTCGCCCCATTTCTCGCCGCCGATGGTCTCATCCTGCCCGAAGATGGGGTAGCTGTCGCTCTTCTCGTTGTTCATGTTGTACTGGCCGTAATAGGTCAGGTCTTCGTCGGCACTCTTCGCTACGAACAGGTCGCACGGCAGGCCGTCGATGGCCGAACGGTAATCGTCCTTCAGCCCATGGTCTTTGGCGTAACGCTGGGCAGGCGTAAGCAGCCCCATCTCTTTCAGTCCGTCATTGATAAGCTTCGCACCTCCGGTATTGGTGGTCATGGACGAGTCCGAGAAGTCGCATTTGGAACATGCCAGCTTCGCGCCTACCGAGTTCCTGCGTAACTTGAAGAGATTTTTTTTGCCGGTAGTTACCACCGGATTCTTCTGCCTGCCGTTTCCGTCAATCTCCCCGTAGCTCAATGTAACCGTCCAGCCGCTTGCCGTCTTCTGGAAGTAGAAACGGAAGTTCTTTCTGGCATAGTTCACGGAAGAAGTACCCTGAATACGGACATATACGTTGGTAAGGATAAAGTCAAGCGTCCTGTCCTCTCCGTTATAGAAACGGACCTCCCTTACCAGTTTGTTGGCCTTCTTGTCGTTCAGCTGGGCCAGTGCATCCACCACGTTCAGCGTGTCGCTGTCGCTCGGAACCTCACTGCCCACGCTGCCCGTGCCTATCAGTACCAGGATCGAGTTCCGGCGCTTCTTCATCAGCCCCATCAGCTTCTCCATGCTCACCGTATCTCCTTCATTCAGCACGCGGTTGTCCTCATCCAGTGAGCGCACGCCCGGTTCCCCGTCGGCATCCTCCAGGTGGTTGCGGTCCACGATGTAGTTGTTCAGCACCTCGTCCGAGGTCAGCGCCTTGTTATAGATACGCACGCTCTTCACGTTCAGGTCGGCACCCGCCGACTTAAATTCCAACTGGCTCTGAATGTCAAAATTCACCTTGTCGAGCCACTTGGAAGCAGCCGACTCTTCACCGTTCACATAGAAACCGATCAGCGTGCGCTGTTCGTTGGTCTGCACGTTCGGATAGAACACGTAGGTAATGCGGATATTCGTACCCGGCTGGAACTTGGTACCCACCGAGTCTTCATAGCGCAGCATCTGTCCGGCATCCATCGCCTCGGTCACCACACCGGTCAGGAACTTGGCCTCTTCCGGAGTCACAATCAGCCCGTACCGGTTGCCGTTGTCCAGCTGCCCCAGGCAGGTGATCAGCTCGGCATCCGTATCCGTCACGTTGGCCGTGCTGTATTCTATCTCCAGCGTCATGCCCACGTCACGGATGGCAAATCCCTCGGGCTTGTCCGCCTCGTTGAAGGGGCGGTAACCGCCGTCAGCGGTCAGGGTCATACCTGCACCACCGGCCAGCAGCAGGCGGTCCTTGTGCCAGCCGCTACCGGCACCATATTCGTTCACGCTCCACAGCACGTCCCGGAACTCCATACGCTTGTCACCGCTCACCCAGCTTGCCGGGTTGTTTTCCGTGTTGCTTCGCCCGAAGGCGTCAAACGTACACACGGCATCCGGTGCCAGCGTGGCTTCAATGTCCGGGTGCGATGTGGTGTTCACCTGCACCTCAAGCACGGCATCGCCGCATGACACACGGTAGTCCAACGGTTCCACGTTCACGTTCGTCCGTCCGTAGCTGCCGGTCTCACCGCGTTGCAGCAGGTCTTCCTTCACCACGCTGCCCCGGTCGGTCACTTTCACACGGGCCGTGTACGCATCGCGGTCATAGCCGGCATACGTGAAGTTCCATGCCGTGAACTGCTCTGCCTCCAGCACCGGGTGTTTCCAGTCACGCTGGAACCCCGCTGCCCGGTGGCTGAACATCAGGCCGGCATACGCTGTCACACCTCCGCCTGCCTTCAGCAGCGTAATGTAATGCACCCGGCTCACCACACCGGAGTTCTCATGCTGCGCGTAGGCTTCCACCACGTTCGTACCCTCCTGCATCTGTGTCAGGGGGATGGTCACGTTCTTCTGCTGCACACCGCTGCCGGCCGAAAGACCGAGGGTAAAGGCCTGTCCGCCGTTCACGCGGTAGTAGATGTTCTTCTCACCGCTCGTGCCCTTGGCAGTAAAGGGGATGTTCACGTCATTTTTATATCCCCCGTCGGCCAGCCCGTTGCCCGCCGAGTAGGTGGTCTCCAGCTCCATGGCCACCATGGTCACCTTGGCCGTGGCCGTCTTCATCAGCGTGCCGTCCTGGTAAGTTGCCTGCGCTTCCACCTGTACGGTATAGGCAGTGGCATCCTTCAGATAGGGCGAAGCGTCAAAGGTATAGCTCTGTCCGGCTGTAACGCCCACAAACTCCGCATCCCGGAACTCACTGATGACGGTCGAACCGCGTTTCACGATTACACGGGCTTTCAGGTCGCTGTAGCCGTCCACCGTACCGCCACCGGCAGTGCCCACACCTACGGAGTATTTCACCACAAAGCCGCTGCCCAGTGCCAGATACTGCGAGGCGGGAAGTCCCGCACCGCCGCTGTCCGTCAGGTCGATGTTCACCACCACCTTGTCATCGTCCGTGTACTTGGAAAAGCGCACTTCCTTCGAGCTCTCGCCGCCCTGGTTGTCCTTCTGCTTGACGGTCATCACGTACTGGGTGCCGTCCTCGCTGTCCTGCACATCCACGTCCGTCACCGTACCCACCATCGCATCGAACACCGTTCCGGATGTAGGAGGTTTCGTCTCGCCGCTCACCAGTTCCTCGGTAGGGGTACGGTTTGACAGTTCCTTCTTCATGAACGCTTCGATGTCATCGCCTGCATAGGCATGATAGGTGCCGTCCGGCTGTTTCTGATTCCATGGTGTTTCAAGATTCATCGGATGCTCGGTCGCGTTGATGATTCCGCTTATTTTCCTTTTTGCCATAATACTGTCCTTTTATAATAATCATTCATTTATCAGTTTTACTGCTACCGTTCCATGCGTCCGATCCGTTCCACGGCTCGTCGCCTTTCCAGTATCCAAGTCCGAAACAGCTGCTTATCGCAGACCACACCAGTCTTGCCCCGGCATAGACAGCCGACAGGGCACGTTTCCCCACATACGCAGCCGTTATTTCCTTACCGCCTATGGTTATCATCGTCAATCCTCCTCATAAATCAGATACAGCGTATTCGCATCCTTGTCCTGCAGCGCCTCGTAAGCTTCCCCGCTCATCACCTCATGCCGGTAGGCCAGCAGTCTCAGGCTGCCGCCTGTTCCGGTATATACGGCATCACCCAGCAGGTAGAGCTTGTCCGGCAGGATGGCTGTCCGGTCCGCATTCATGAATATGCCGGCAGGAGGCACACCCGCCACATCCCAGTCCCCGTACAGGGTGGAGTCCATGTGGTAGGCGAACTTCCCGGCATCCGCTACATACACTACGCTGCCGCCCGGTTTGGTACTCTTGTCAGGTAAAACGTTGCCTGTTTCCATCCATGAGGAAAAGCGTGCGGTAGCCCCGCCGATGGCTGCTGCCGTAGTCTGTTCCACCTTGGCAGCGGCGTTTTCTGCCTTGGCTGCCGCTTCGTTGGCCTTGGTGGCCGCTTCCGTGGCGGCCTGGGTCTTTTCCTCCAGTCCGGCTACGGCTCCTTCCGCTTTCTTGGCGGCAGCCTCGGCACGGGCGGCGGCATCGCTCGCAGGCTTCCCTATCAGTTCCAGGGGGACGTTCACCATCTTGCCGTCCTTCTCCCCGGGCAGTGATTTCACACCGCTCAGCGAGGTGACGGTCTCCAAGTCCTCCACGCCGGTAGAACTCTGGAGTACACGGTCCAGCACTTCCTGAACCAGTTCTTCTTGTGTCATTTCTGCCATACTCATTCGTTTTTATCGGTTTCTGACCCGCCCAGGATTTCGTTCAGGGCATCTATCACATTGGGAAGACAATAGCGTTCCACCGCCATGTGTATCATCCCGGTTTCCTCATCGCTGAACTCGGTTTCGCCAGTACTCTCGAAAATCTTGAACGCAAGCCGATGGGCCTTGATGCCACTGACACGCGTATACAGCAAATCGGCTATCTGCTCACGTGCATCGAAAACCTCCCTCGTCTGACGGGTTATTCCGGTGGGAACGCTGAAATTCCTGAAATCTAACTTTTTCATATATATCTGTTTTTTAGGATGAATGATTCAATATCTGGTAACGGAATCCGTCCGCTTTTGTAATAAGTACCGTTACGGAGTCCCCGGATGCCATCTCGTAGTTTTGCAAATCTTCATTGTGGTTATAGATACCTTTTAGTATGATATTCTTTGAACCGGGTCTGACCCTGAACGTGACAATGGCTGCAAAATCGGTAGGCAAGTAACTCATGCCGAACTTGTATGCCACAGAACTTTCCGACGGCAGCGTAACCTCTACCTTACTGTAGTTGGGTTCATTGTAATACATCAAAATGATATTGTGTTGTGAGAAATCCACCGTGTAGTTTCCACTTCCGAAGGTAAGCAGCTTGGCTTTCGTATTGATAAACGCCGGGGCAAGTAATGCCGCATTGCTGCTGATACCGTAGTTCTTCGTACCGCCGGTAACATCTATAAACAATCCATAGTTCGCTTGGTCGAAGCCGTAATTCCCGTATATATTGGGGGCTGAGTTCACGATACGACCGACAGCGGTAAAAGCTCCTCCTGCAGAAGACGGTATCACATCATCACCGAACATCACATATCCTTTGCTGCCGCCGACACGGAAAAAATCATCATAAATGGCAAGACCGCCACCGCTCCCGTGAGAGTCGGCCACAGAACCGATACGGCCGTTCCCTATCTCAAAGCCGCCGATTTTCCCTTTGCTGCTGTCTATCTCTCCGGTAAACTTACCGTTGGTCGTTTCAATGCTGCCGTCTTCCAGTATCTTGAAGTTGCCGTTGGCCGTTACCAGTCCCTCCAGCTGTATATGGTCGGCTGTCAGCTTGATTTTGCTCACGGTATTTCCGTACTCGTCCTCTTCCTCCACGCTCACCCCGATAAGGGCAATCTTTCCTGTATTGTCCTGCGCATACAGACCGGAACCTTCAGGCTTTATGACAAGCCCGGTCTCTTTCAGCGCATTACCGTCCTTGTCGAAGACCGCCGCTGAAATCTTTACCAGCCGGTCGCTCTGTTCGAACAGTGTACGGTACTTATAGGCCAGTGCGTCCGCCTTGTTGGTGCTGAACACCAGCAGCGAAATGTAAATCACGCCCGTAAACGACAGCTTGAAGTCGCCAGTGCCGTTCCAAAGTCCGTCCAACGTGAACATCTTCTCACCGCCAACGGGCAGGTCCTCTTCATGGCCGAACATGTTGAAGTTCTCAAACCCGGTCTTATCAGCACCCACAAATTCGATTTTCAACCTTCCGGCCTTGATAACCCGGTAGCTGAACGACAGATACACCACGCCGGGCACCCGTTCGCCCTGGCTGTTCGTCTGCCGGTACTCCGGTACCAGCCGGAAGTCCTCCAGTTTCTGCATGATATAGCTGTTCCGGATATAGGCATAAGGCACCTTGCCTTCGGTCCGTATCTCGGCATGGCCGTCCGGCTTCGTACCGTAAGGACCGCCGTTCGCCCAGATCCAGCGTCCGCCCAGGGTGAACAGCGTAGCCTTGCTGCCCGTCTTCCATTTGTCCATGCCGTCGGCAAAACTGCTGTTGTCCAGATAACTCTGTTCTTCGCGTATTTCCTTGCGCAAGCTTTCCACGGCTGAATGGATTTTCCCCTCGGTTATCTCAAACCGCGTCAGGATGTCCTCGCCCGTCATCAACACGAACGTACCCTTCAGCCACACGTTGTCGGCATACAGGCCGTTTCCTTTCGGCTGTTTGTCTGCCGGGAAAGCGCTGCTTCTGATGCCGTCCAGCTTACCCAGCCGGCAACGAAGGCAGCCGTTGAAGTTCTTGGCCTTCACACCGTCCAGAATGTCGATACGGGGCTGCCCGTCCTCCGTGGCCGCAATGGATATAAGGTTCTGCCGGAGCGGGTTTTCGGTGTTGCCCATCAGCACGCACTCATCGCCTGCCTCCGGCTTCACCCCGCCAAACTCGCTTACCGGGACCAGCACACCGCCGGCTATCACCGAAGCCACCTCCACCCAGTATGCTTTTAGTTTCTTACCACCCGTAACCGCACAGCGCATCAGGTCATGGGCCACAAAGCCCGATTCCTGCTCAAACACGATGCGGTAGTTGTCGCCCTGCTTCACCACGTCCTTGATCTTGCCGTTGGCAGCGGACACCACCAGCTGGCCGCACACGCTGCGCACCTTCTCGATCAGCAGTTCCAGCGCCACCAGGCTTTGCCGGGCAGTCACTTTGTCCACCGTCAGGTTTGTCAGTCCGGTCAGCTGGTCAATCCACAGCTGCCAGCCCTCACCGGTCAGCCCGTCCACAAACTCCGTGCTGCGCAGCAGTTCGCGGATCACGGCAGTCAAGTATTCGGCATTGCCCTCACCATCCACGATGCCGCAGGGCTTGCCGCCAGCAGCCTCGCCAAAGCTCACACCCTTCAGGAAGCGGATGGACTCTTTGGCTGTGTCCGGCTGGTTCTTGCTCAGGAACTCTTTCTGGCTGCGCCGGGCGGAAAACAGGTTGTTGTCCGTGGGCAGCGTCTTGTCCCAGCTTCGTATGATGTCCGGAAGGGCAGCGCCTTCCGTCTTTGATTTCGTATAGCTTTTCAGCGCACCGATGCTGTCCGTCACCTTGTCGAACTTGCCCACCTGCAGCGCATCGCTTATCTCGATGTCCATCTGCCCGGGTTCGTTCACCTTGCGGCTGATCTTGGTGATACGGCTCTGACGGTAGCCTTTTTCCGGGAAATACTTCCGGCTCTCCAGCTTCACCCGTCTGCCCACAAACAGGTCTATGCCGTGCTCCTCGATGTATACCGGGTCTGTCGGGGCTTTGTAGGCGGCAATGTCCAGCCAGTGGTCCCGGTTGTACTCGTCCACCGCAACCGCAAACTCCTCTTCGGCCAGCCGGTAATACTCATCCGGCATCCGGATATTCCACAGGATATAGGTGTCGCCTGCTCGGGGCACCAGCTTGCCGCCCGGCAGCTGGGTGTCGTCATCGTAGGGCCAGATGGTGATCAGTTCGAATTCACGTGCCGCGCTGTCGTAGTTCACCTCAAAATAGTGGTCGTCACTCTCCCCGAGTCCGGCCAGGTCGCCTGTCTGGAACGACACACGTTTTGTCTCACCCGCCAGCTCGTACAGGTTGGGGTCAAAGTCCAGTTCCCCGTCCCGGAAATAATAGACGGTGAATTTGTTTCCTTCATCGTCTGCCACCTCCTCGCTGCGAACCGAGCTCACCGTACCGACCCGACGGGGGAAGATGCCGCTGAAAGCATCCTGCTCGTAATGGTCATAGATGCCATATTCCTCCACGCCCTGCTCGATGTACTTCCTGCCGCCGGGAAGCATCAGACGCGGGCTGCCGTATTTCTCCGCATCGATGTTGCGGGTCGAGCCTACCGGGAACAGGCGCGTATAGAATTTGGCCGTGTTGCTCGTATCTCTTTCCAGGGAGGTCAGCCCCTTGCCATAGCCAAGGGTGATTTCTTCCCCGTGTTCGCAGCGGCACACGTTCACAGTCTGCCCCTCAACCCACCATTCCACCTTGCCGCCTGCCTTTTCCGCGATGGCTTTCAGCGCTTCGTCGCAGTACATCCCCTCGTAGTCTATCGTGATCAGCTCCGTACCTTCCACCGTACCCGTCTTCCAGTCAGTAATGTGGCCCATGCCGTTATTGATAGCCTTCACCACCATCGCCACATGCTCGCGGGGCGTGGCCGTCAGGGTAAACAGGGGGTTGGTGTCCCCGTCCGTCGTCTCCAGCACCAGGAACCGCTTGATCAGGCTCTCGATACCGTACAGCTTCAGGTTATACTCCCATTCACCATCGCTCACCTGCTTCGGCGTGTAGCGTTCTGTCAGCCAGTACCGTTCGCCCAGATAGTCCGTGTAGTCGTTCACGTCCAGGGGCAGGAAGGCATAATAGCTGAACGACAGGGAAAGCACATTGTCTCCCTGCACTTCCTTGCTTTGCGTCGAGCTGTCGTTCACGGCCACATCCGCACGCTTGGTTCCGGCTTTATCATATATCGTTAGAAGCATATTCTAATAGCGTTTGAATGGTTATATAATCGGTTTCGGTTCCCGGAACTTTACCCGGAACTTTCCGGCATGCACACCTTCCGTCCACAGATAGGTCAGCGGGGTGAACTTCGTACAGTCGGCATACTTCACCCGCAGCTGCAGATCCAGCTGGGGGAAACGGATCTCCAGCCAGCCGTCCTTCCCTTGCTTCAGGAAATTCACAAAGGCAAAGTACTGCTTCATCCAGCCTGCCTGGGTCTTGTTGTAAAGCGCAAAATGCAGCGTCACGTCACGCGCTTCATTCCGTGGGGTCAGCACGGGGCTGTATTTTTCCCCGTGCTCTTCCCGTATGTCCACAGCCGTATCCTTCTTGGCCTTGCTCGGGGTCAGGATGGCCGTCAGGTTCTCCATGCCCCCGCGTCGGTCTTCCACCAGGAACACGCCGTATTCCGTCCAGATGTCCGTGCCGTTCACCAGCACCAGTCCGCTCAGTATATTGCCCATATCACTTCACTTTTAGTCCGTCACGTATCATTTTCTTTATCACTTCCTTCAGTTCGCCCAGGTGTCCGGCGCTCACACCGGTGTTCTCGGCTATCCGGGCCAGATGCCCTTCAGCCGTGTCCATCTTCTCCACCACGCTTTCCAGCCGGTCGTCCATGCTGCTCCAGTGCTGCAGCCCGCCGGTGAACATGCCCTCCAGCTTCGTGCCCTGGTCCTGCGTCATGGCCGTAAAGCCGCCCGCTTTCGCACTTTGGCTCGTACCGCCCTGCTGCGTCTTGTCATAACCGGTGGCTGCCGCCAGGTTGTCACGCAGGGCAAGGGCTTCATCCATATACTGCATGTACTCTTCCATCAGCGCGTTCCGTTCCGCCTCGGTCAGTTCGTTGTCCTCCATGGCCTTGCCGAACTTCTCCCACCAGCCTTTCAGTTTGTCGCTGTACATCTCACCGATCTTGTTGCTCAGCATCGCCCGCATGAAGTACTCGGATATATCCTCCGCCGCATCCTTGGCACCGTACTTCATGTTCATCAGGTTGTCGATGAAGCTGCTGTACATACCGTCGAACGAAATGCCCGTCAGCCCTTCATACAGCTGGTCGGTCAGTTCCTCCAGCTTGCCGGCCTGGTCTATGTAGTCATCCAGTTTCTCGGTCAGTCGCCCGCCATAGCCTCCCTTACCGGTATTCTGGATTTGCGTCCACATATCCACGTTGCTGCGCAGTGCCTTCATTTCCTCCGGGCTCAGGCTCCACAGGTTCCCGTCCCACTGGCGGCCGATCTGTCCGCTCAGTTTGTCTATCTGTGCCTGGTTGAAACCGCCCCAGTAGTAGTTCCAGCTGTGGTGACTTCCGCTGTAGCGTGCCTGTTCCTTTGCTATCTGCAGATAGTTTGCATTCGTTTCTTTTTGGTATTTGTAAGCATCCCGGTAAGCTTCCACCGATTTTGTCCCCTTGCTTGCCTTAATGGTATCGGTCAGGTCTTCGATGGAAGTCTGCAGTTTCTCGTTCCGGTCCGTAAGACGGTCTATAGCCGCCTGCACTTCCCTGGCGTTCCCGCCGATGCCGAACAGTTTGTTGAAACCTCCGAAAGACACCGTGTTCAGCAGTCCTCCGATACCATTCACAAGGGAACCGCCTATCTGTTTGAACAGGTCTCCGCTGAGGATATTGTCGAGTATTCCGGTTATCGCATTGAAAATGGTATCTATCAATGATGAGATAATCGGGCCAATACCGTCTTTCAGCAAATCCAGTATGGAGAGAATGGCCGATATGATTTGTCCGATGACTCCGGCACTTGACAGGGTTTCGGACATCCGGCTGATGGCATCGCCGACCTTGCCTCCGATATTCAGTTTTGAAAGACCGGTAAGCATGTTCTGGATTCCTTCAAATGATCCCTGCAAGGTTCCGCTCGCAAAGCCGTGCAACCCGTCGGATACCATGTTCAACCCGTCAACCGTGTCCCGGGAGGCACTTTTCACCTCCCCGGCAAGCGCCTTCATTTCAGAGGTGGCGTTCAGGTATTCTTCGTCAGCTGAAATGCTGGACGATTGGGCCATTTGAAGAGCGATTCTGGTACGTTCTATTTCTGCCTGGTTACCGCTTTCAAGAGCCTTGTTGTAATCGGTCTGCGCTGCTTTTAACCGAATGAATGCCGCTTCCTGCTGCAGTTCCGCATTTTGCACGCGTGTTACGGCATCCCCCAAAGCGTGCATCTGCGTTTGCAGCCGGGCAAAATCCAATGTCCCGTTGCCACCGGGGAGCATGCTTTGAATCCGTTCGATGGCATCGTAAACGACCTGCTGGTCTGCGGCTCCCGTTTTTTTGAACTCATCCGTCTTGACATACTGTTTAAGCTCGCCAAGCAGGTTCTTCATCTGGTCTGCAAGCAGACCGGTCAAATCCCCGAACGCTGCTCCCCAGTCTATCTTCTGGGTAAGGGCTTCCATGTCCACTTTGTGCACAGCCGCATCACGCTGCTTCTCCAAAGTCAGCCTTTCTCCCTGGGGCTGTGCCTTGCGGATTTTCTCGGCATATTCTTCAGCGATGGCCAGTTTCTGCTGCTGGAAGGTCCCGTATTCCTTCAGATAGTCACGCATGGCTTCCGCCTCTTCCCTGTACACGTCCGCCTCCGCTTTTTTCCTTGACTCGGTGTTTGAGGCACGGGCTTTTTCAAGTTCATCCTGTTGCTCCCGGGTAAGTCCGTTATCTCCGGTGGAAAGACCGGCTTCCTTGTTCTCACGCTTCCAGTCGGCTTCCTGCCGGTTTATTTCTTCTTTCCGGGCGTTATAGTCATATTCGATTTGTGCCAGTTTCTTTTCGGTACCGGCTTGCATACGGTCTATCTCTTCCTTCCGGTTCTCGGCCTGCAGGGCGGCAAGATCCTGCGCCAGCCTGCGCTCTGTGGCAAGCCGTTGCTTGGCTTCCGCTTCCGGATTCTTCCCGGACTGTTCGGGGTCGGTATGTCCGCCGATATTTCCTTTTTTGGCTGCTTCTGCCGCTTTCTTTACCTCTTCCTCCGCTTTTTTCAGATAACCGTCGCGTTTGTTTTCGGCATTTTTCAACAGTATGTCATAAGCTTCCTGATCATGTTTCTTAATGGCAGCCTGTGCATCATAGAACTGCCCGGATTCTGCCATGCTTGACTGCATGATATATTGTCCCCATTTCCCGAAAAAACCCATGGCGCTTTCCGCCTCTTCCGGTTTCTGCGCCTTGATTTTATTCACCTCTTCATCGGCTTCTGCAGCTTTTTTTACAAGGTTCTGGACATTGGCCTGGTGCAGCAGGACCTGTACATAGTCCTCGCTCTTTTGGATAAGGGTATCATACCATTCGGAAAGTGTTTTATAATACCCGAAAGATTCCCCGTACTTGCGGTTCAGTTCCTCTACCTTCGCCTTTTCCTGTTCCTTGCTGCCGGTGAAGTTCTTTATTTCATCGATGACCGATTTCAGTTCGAAGCGGGTACGCACCATCTGGGCACGGCCGTCCTTCTCTATCTCGGTCATTTCCTTGACTGATACGTTGAATTCATCCACGCCTTTTTTGGCACTGAACAGGTTTTTCGTCCAATCCCAGATTTCATCACCGTACATTACCAGCAGCATGATGCCGGTGGTCATGGCCGTCTGCCAGGAAAAGAGCGAGGACAGGACCTGTTTCCATACCGGTGTGCCTTTCTTGCCTGACTTCTGCAGCTCATCATATTCCTTACGGGCACGGGCCAGTTCGTCCGTAAAAATCGGCAGGTTGTTGGATATGGCCAGAAAGAACATCTGCGGTCCCATGGCCAAAGAAGGCATTTCACGGGCCATCTGCTGGATGCTGTTGTGAAGCCCGTTGAACTGGCGCTGTGCATTGGGCATGTCTGCAGGGGTGACCTGCACGGATTCCGATTCCTCCTGCAGCAGTTTCAGTTTGCCGCGCAATTCCTCAAGCTGCTTCTCCAGTGCATGGATCTGCGCGATATTGGCACTCTGGTCCAGATTGGGGGCAGCCGTCTCCCCGGCAAGGCGCAGCCTTTCCAGTTCAGCCTCCAGCAGCCTGACGGTATTACGCAGTTCCAGCGCCTCACGTTCGGCCTTGTTCATGCCGGGCGTGAGTTTGTCCTTCATCAAAAATTCAACTTCTACAGGTTTGCTCATTCCAGTTTGCTTTGAAAAAATCCTACTATATCGTTCGCTTCATCCTCGGCGCTGTGTTCCGGTCTGGGAGCACCATTTCCGCCGCCTTGCTTTTTCCGCACATACCGCGGCGCGTCGCTCAGCATCATGATCAGCGTCTGGTAATTCACCCCATCAAGGATGTAATCCACGCTCCAGCCGGTCGCCGATGCAATCTGCCACACGAAGCCGAAAGGGCTATGGGAACCCTCATACCGGGTTCTTAACTCCCCTTCCTTGCCTGGCTCAGTCTCGGAGTCATCGGGTTCGCCCGCGCTGTCGAGCTGATAATACGCATAAAATCCTTCGTGCCCATCAGACGCTCGAATGTTCGGAACATGGCCGTCAGATAACGCCACTCCACAAAGTTCCGCAGTACCCACGCTGTCACCCCGATGCCCACGTGCCGCGACACGTATCCCCGGCATACCGTATAGGCCAGCAGACGGCTCACAGCCTTACCATGTTCCGCTACAAAGGCCAGTTCCTCGACCTTGTCCTTTGCTTGCCACCCGGGCGCAACGCCCATCTTCAGGTATTCCCTCGCCAGCAGAATCTGACCCCACAGCCTCGGACGCTTCATCGTCACACGCACCTCCACCGGGCGTTTCAGCCACGGAAGCTTCCACCTTTTAAGAGGAACGGACACGCCGCTGTCCAGCAGCGCATCCGCACACTCCATCTCTATCAGTTGTTCCAGCCGGTCAGCCATACGTTAGCCCTCCTCACTTTGGAGCGATGCTGCAGCCGCGGCTTCCGCCGGCGGCAGCTTGTACTGCCCCCACTCGTCCGGTATTGCTTCCGTATCGAACACGCCGTAAGGCTGCGAACCGTCCTCCGGCATCGCCACTTCGAGCGTAACCTCTATCTTGGAGGTTTCTGTAAGGGTCAGCTTGCCTGCAGGATTGGAAAGTAGCGTGGCGTTGGGAATCAGTACGCTCTGTCCGGACACGAGGGAGAGTTCCCATGGTCCCTGCATGACAAGCACCTCCGACGGGGCTGTCCAACCGATCGGAGTTTTCTTTTCCAAATCTTCTTTCTTATAATGCAGGCTGCCGCCAAGCAGTTTGTGCAGGTTCGAATAGTTCATCTGGATCACATTGAACGTCGGGGCGATGCCGCCGTTACTCTGTGGGATGACCAGCACCGGGGCACCCTGCACCTGTTCGGCCTCGATCTTCGCGGCCTCGGGTTTCTTGCCGCCCAGGTCAAACGAGTTCTTTTCAATATACCCGATTGTGAAATCCTTATACTTTACGGCTCCTATGCCGTACATGAAATTCTTGTTCATCGTTTATAAAGTTTGATGGTTAATAACACACCGGCCAATAAGCCGGCCAATACACCTGTGATAAACGTCCGCATCCGGTTCGGAGGGCGTTTTTCTACTGTTTGAACGTCATTTGAAATTTCGCTCTTGGTTTCGCTACGGATGCGCGCCAGCTCTTCTTCATACCATAGCACCAGCTGCTGCAGACTGTCACACGAGGCTTCGGCCACGATGTTCCCGCTGTCGTCGCTGCCTACGGTCAGATTCGCCTGTCCGCTCTTGCCACGGTACACGGCACCTTCAGGAAGTTTACGGAGGCTGTCCGCAGGTATAGACAGCTTCACCGAACTCGCCGGTATACCCGCCATCACCAGTCCCGCCCGTCGGCTTCCGCTCGCGCTGTCGGTGCTTGCCGATTCCGTCTGTATCTTCTCCACCGTCGTGCTCTTCCTGCTGCTTGCGCAGCCCGCCAAGCACAGGACAGTCATCATGATGGCGGCAACTGTTGGCAGTGTCAATGGCCTTGCGCAGTCGCGCCATTTCGCGCTTGTTGGCCTGCAGGTCTTTTCTTGTTGCATTCAGTTCTTCTTTTAAGGGTACCACAATATTGCTCACCAAAACGCGGGTGGCATGTTCTGCGTTATCCACACGCACACCCTCTGCGTCGGCTTCGGCTTTCATCGCTTCCGCTTTCGCTTTCCTCACCGTAGCACGCAGGGAACCGATGGCTGCTGCAGTGCCCACAAGGCCGCCGCTAAGAATAATGTTCATGATCTCGCTAAAGTCCATACCACCCGTTTTTTAGTCAGTCAACCTTTTATTCTGCTTCCTCGCGTTTCTTTCGGAATAGTCCGATAACCCATTGCACCAGTCCCGTGTCGGCTACCCCATTGGCTACAAGTGAGGCACCAAAACCATAGAGCAAGGCAATGTCCCAGCTCACATCACTCACAAATCCGGCATCAAGCCACCACAGTAGCATCGCGCACACCAAGCCCACACACCAGCTCACCAGCTGCGTCACCCAGCCTTTCATGTTGGGGAACAAACCTTTCAACCCTTCAGTAAGCACCACCACACCGCCGACGAAACCGGCAAAGGTGCCAATCATTGCGTCATAGTCCGTTGCCGGAACATCGGCCCCTTGGGCCATCACAGCCGATACTGTTCCCAGCATCAGCATCATAAACAGCATAATTCGTTTCATTGATTGCTTCTTTTATTATTGGTTAATACCTATTTCTTTCAGCCATTTCTGTACATCGAAACTGGGGCAGGCTTTGGCCGCCAGCTCGTTGTGTCCCACAATGCGCACATCCGGGAATCTGCGATGGAAGTCCTTCACATACTTCTCCAGTGCCTTTTTCTGGCAGCCGGTGCGGGTGTCCTTCGGGGTCTTGCCGTCCTTGGCCACACCGCCGGCATACACAATGTGGCGGCTCACGCTGTTGTACCCCTTGGCTCCGTTGGTCACTTCCCAGGGATCCACCTGCGCATCCTCGTTGTTGTTCACCAAGCGTTCCACACCGCCCTGCAGGTGGAACAGGTCGGTGTAGCCCACCTGTTTCCAACCTCTGCCACCCTGGCTTACGGGCGAAGTGTGCCACTTCCGGATGTCCGCCGATGATACCTCACGCCCCTCCGGGGTTGCCGTACAGTGAATTACCAGATACTTCAATTTTGCCATACCATCTTATTCTTTCTGGTTTTGGGTAATGGTAATCTTGGCCGTCTTGCTGCGGTCGGCATTGAGCGTAAGGGTCAGTGTACCGGTTTTCTGACTGCCACTGTTTGCACCGGCCGAAATCTTCACGCCTTTATCCGTCGCTTCCACCTTGAAGCCGGCAGGGGCACTGCCTATCTCATATTCTCCGCTGGCGGTCACGGTCACTTCTTCACTGCCACCGGTTGCCTCAAGGGTCACACTGGCAGGGTCAACTGAAATCTTCTTCTCGCTCGCCTTGAACACGGGGTTGCTTCGCTTGTCCAGCACCACCACTTCTTCACCGAAGGCAATGTTCGTGTCAGCCTTCATCAGCATCTTGAAGAAGTACAGTTCGCTCGCGTTCGAGATCTTGTCAATCTGAATCACGTCTTCATCGTCCTGCAGGTTCACAGCCGCAAACAGGTTGCCGCCGGCATCGGGCGAACAGAGGGTGCACACAATCAGATCATCGGGCCAGGCCGCAAGCGTCTCAATGGTAATGCCCTTGTAGCGACGGGCATTCACATCGGTTTCGCTCGTGTTCTTGGACTCGCGCTGGGTCAGCTCGTCATCATACTTGTCAAAGTCGTTCACGCTCATCAGAATGCGGAGGTCCGGGTTGTTGCGGATGGCCACGGGAATCTTCGCACGCATGGCTTTCAGTCTGCCCAGCATGGTCGATTCTGCGCTGTCCACCACAATCACCTCAGTATCCTTGGCCATCTGGGTCAGGATGCCGTTAAACAAGTGGTCGTCATCATCCCCATATTCACCGTTCACATAGTGGTCACCCAGTTCAAACTGTACCCGCTTGGCCAACTCGGCAAGCAGGGCGTTCTGCGCTTCGGGCGGAAGTTCCGAGAATACCAGGTTGCCCTTCGGCTGCCATTTGCGCCAGATGTTCTCGAACGTGCGGGGGTTAAACACCGTAAAGGCCATGAAGTCCACCGGGTCAAGACTCTTTTCGTCGTAGTTGAAGTTGCCCTTCGAATCCTCCACGCCGGGGTTCTCCTTGCGCTTCTGGAGCATCTTGCCGGTCTTCAGGCGCGGCAGGCTGATTTTCTTCTCCACACCGGGAATCACCATGATCAGCCCCTTTTCCACAATCTCATTGCTCGTAGCGGCAAGCGTCAGCAACTGTTCCAGTACCTCGCCGCTGTAATTCGTGTTTCTTACAATTATTGCCATAGTTCAATCACTTTTTACGTTTGTCCTTAATTTCTCGCATACGCCTGTTCCAGGGGCTTTCTTCACCATTCGGTTCCAGATGCAGGTCTTCCATCACACGGCGCTTTACCGGCAGTTGGGCCAGGGCCTTTTCGCCGTTCTCGCGGTCATTGGCCAAAAGGTTTTCGTAGATGGGGCGGGTAGTCGCATCAATGCGACCGTCCTGCTCGGCTGCGTCAAGCAGCTGCTTGCGGGCGGCAAGGTCTTCGGCTTCAGCCTTGTCTTCGTAGGTCTTCACCTTGGCCTTCAGGTCGGTGTTCTCTTTCGTAAGGATAGGTACCTTGCCTGCCTCTTCCTCCAGTTGGTCCATCAGGCGGAACACATCCGCATCACTCGCGCAGTCCTTGAAGCGCGGGCGTTTCTTTACGTCTTCCAGATTCATGTCTTCTCTGTTTTTTTGTGGCTCAACGAGCCGGTTATTGAATAAAGTATATATCTGCGCCGGTGTACTGTCTGCCGGCACGGGGTCTGCATCATAGATGTCGTCTATGAAACCAAGGTCCAGGGCTTCCTTGGCGGTCAGCCAATGGTCCTCGCCGTCAAAATAGGTCTGTTTCACTTCTTCCTTGCTCATGCCCAGCCGCTCGGCATAGATTTCACTCAAGCTGCCTTCCAGGCTTTCTATCTCTTCCATGCAACGCTGCAGGTCCTGCTTGTTGCCGTAACACCCGCCGCTCACACTGTGCAGCATCAGACGGGCATATTTGCTCATTTCTACGGGCTTGCCGCAAAGGGCTATCACACTGGCCATGCTGGCGGCTATGCCATCCACATAAATGCGGATGTCGGCCTGGCTATGGCGCAGGGCGTTGAATATCGCAATGCCGCTGTACACTTCCCCGCCGTTGCTGTTGATACGCACATGGATGCGTCGGCTCACGCGTTCGGCTTCCATCAGTTCCTGGGCTATGCGCCCGCTTTGCACCTCCGTATAGTCTCCGATGTCCCCGTACAGGAATATCGTACTGGTGCCGTCGTCACTCGTTGTAATATTGAAAAATCTGCTCATCGTCATGTCTTTACCAGCGGTTTCCCCGCCTTTCGATGGTGCGAAAATAGAACATTCCCATGGCACCAAGAAACCGCGTCCGCATCATAACGTTTTCTGGCGTTATCATAACGCTGTAACCCGTCATCATGCGTACGCGCTTTTACAAACCCCGCTTTTTCATGCAATTTTGTAACGTGATTTACAACTAAAAAGGACGATTTATGGCAGATTTGACGAATGCCCAGAAAAAGGAATGGGCAAAAACTTTGTACCTCAAGGAAAACCTCACACAGCAGGAAATCGCCGACCGGGTGGGCGTGTCACGGGTGTCCGTGTCCAACTGGGTACGGGCCGGGAAGTGGGAGGAACAGAAGGTGGGGCTTACGCTCACAAGGCAGGAACAGGTGGCTAACCTCTACCGGCAGGTGGCCGAAATAAACAAGGCCATCGCCGAACGGCCCGAAGGGGAACGGTTCCCCTCATCCAAGGAGGCTGACATCCTCGGGAAACTGTCGGCGGCCATACGCAACATGGAGCAGGAAGTGGGCATTGCCGACATCATCAGTGTCCTCACCGGGCTCATCGACTGGGTACGGGCGGCCGACCTCGAAAAGGCAAAGGAAATTACACGCCTGGCCGATGCGTACATTAAAGACAAATTATAAAGGGATAGACAATGAAACAGACTGACAGACTCGCTCTCCTCGATTGGGAGAAGTACAAAGAAGACATCGCAAGGGCTACACCGGTCGATAGGAACATGACGGCAGCCGAACGGGAAAAACACCGGGAATATCTTGAGAAACATCCCATAGAATGGATCAAGTTCTTTTTTCCGAATTATGTCAAATATGAATTTGCCGACTTCCAGAAAAAGGCTATCCGGCGGATCATTGCACACGATGAATGGTTTGAGGTGCTTTCTTGGAGCCGTGAGCTGGCCAAATCCACCGTCACCATGTTCATCGTCATGAATCTCACGCTTACCGGACGCAAAAAGAATGTGATTCTGACCTCCAACAGCAAGGACAATGCGGTGCGCCTGCTCGATCCCTACCGGGCCAATCTCGAAGCCAACGGACGCATCATGGCATACTACGGCAAACAGGAACTGCCGGGCTCATGGACCGAGGATGAATTCACCACCAAAGGGAAGGTCTCTTTCCGCGCACTGGGTGCCGGACAATCTCCGCGTGGTTCGCGAAACGAGGCCATACGTCCCGACGTACTGCTGGTCGATGACTTTGATACGGACGAGGATACCAAGAACCCGGACATCATCCAGAAGCGCTGGGACTGGTGGGAAAATGCGCTGTATCCCACAAGGTCCATTTCCGAACCTACACTGGTCATCTTCTGCGGAAACATCATCGCCAAGGACTGCTGCGTGGTGAGGGCGGGCGAAATGGCCGACTCCTGGGACATCGTGAACATCCGCGACAAAAACGGTTTTTCCACATGGCCGGAAAAGAACTCGGAAGAGGACATCGACCGCACACTGTCCAAAATATCCAAAAAGGCGGCACAGGGAGAATATTTCAACAACCCGATTTCCGTGGGAGAGGTATTCGAAAACATTGCATACGGCAAGGTTCCGGCACTCTCCAAATTCAAGTTCCTCGTGGTGTATGGCGACCCGGCACCGGGCGAAAGCAAGGGTAAGAAAGGCAAATCCTTCAAGACGGTTTCGCTCTGTGGCAAATTGGGTGGCAGGCTTTACGTCATCAAGACTTTCCTGGCACAGGCGCTCAATGCGGAGTTCATTGACTGGTATGTCCGGATGCTTGAATTTGTCGGGGGCAAGACCAATGTCTATTGCTACATGGAGAACAACAAGCTGCAGGACCCTTTCTTCCAACAGGTGTTCAAACCGCTGGTGGCAAAAGTACGCCGCGAACAGAAGATTGCGCTGTTCATCCGGGGCGACGAGGAGAAGAAGACGGACAAGGCTACGCGCATCGAGGCCAACCTTGAACCGCTCAACCGCGAGGGGAACCTCATCCTCAACGAGGCTGAACGGGACAATCCGCACATGAAGGAACTGGAGGATCAATTCAAGTTGTTCACCCTGACCATGCGCTATCCGGCCGACGGACCGGATGCGGTCGAAGGGGCGAACCGTATCATTGACGAACTGATCAGGCGCATTGAACCGCCCGTATTCCGATCACGGAAGGATGTAAGAAAACGGAATAAGAAAAGATTATGACAACTCTAAAACAATAGGACTATGAGCAAATTTGTTGAACTTACCGATTACGATGCGAGCATCCACCGAGACATCCTCGACGCACTGGTTCGCGAAGACGAAACGGTCATTGAGGTTTGCGAGGACAGGGCCATTGCCGAAATGCGGTGTTATCTGGGCAAACGCTACGACTGCAACAAGATTTTTGCAGCCACCGGCGAGAACCGTAACCAGCTCGTGCTGATGATGGTCATCGACATGGCGGTCTATCACATCTTCTGCATCCACAACCCGCAGAAACTTTCCCAGGTACGCAAGGATCGTTACGAACGGGCGGTGGAATGGATGAAGGCGGTGGCCGACGAGGACATTTCAATCGAAGGGGCTCCGCTGCTGCCCGAGGAACAAAGGGCGGGCAGGTCGGATTTCCGCATTCAAAGCAACCGCAAACGAACGAACCACTGGTAAAAAGCAAGCATCATGAAAAAGAAAAACAGAAAAAACAACAAAGCCGGCATCATCACCGTAGGGGGAAACTTCACGTTGCCGGGACAAAAGAGACCGAATGTGATTGTGCTCACACAGCCCAAACGCTTCGGGCTGGACATTTCCGACTACATGGCAGCCGTAAGGGTGGCCGAGAATGTCGATTTCTCGCGACGTTACAAACTTTATGACCTCTACGAGGACATTCTGATGGATACCCACCTTTCCTGTGTGCTCGAAAAGCGAAAGAATGCCGTGCTGTGCTCCAACATGGAATTCCGGGTGGACGGGAAGCCCGACGATAAAATCAACGAACAGATACAGTCGCCCTGGTTCAACCGGCTGGTGGGTGACATCCTTGATGCGAAATTCTGGGGCTTCTCGCTCTGCCAGTTCTACAAGCTGCAGGAGTGGGTGGATTATGACCTGGTACCACGCAAGCATGTGGATCCGGTCAGGGAACTCATCCTGCGCCACCAGACGGACATTACCGGCCATTCCTGGAATGAATATACCGACCTGCTGTTTGTGGGTTCACCGTCCGATTTGGGGCTGTTGGCCAAGGCTGCACCTTGGGTCATCTACAAACGTAACACTACGGGCGACTGGGCACAGTTCTCCGAGGTATTCGGCATGCCTATCCAGGAATATATCTATGATTCCGACGACGACGAGTCACGCCAGCGGGCCATGGAGGATGCGGCCAATGCCGGAAGTCTGGCGCAGTTCTTCCATGCCAAGGACACGGAACTCAAACTCACGGAAGCCGGAAACAAAACAGGGTCTGCCGATGTCTATGAACGCCTCTGCGAGCGGTGCAACAACGAAATTTCCAAACTGATACTGGGCAATACGCTGACCACCGAATCGTCCGAAAAAGGCACGCAGGCTTTGGGTACGGTTCATAAGAAAGTAGAGGACAAGGTACTGGAGGCCGACCGGAAGTACGTGCTCAACGTGCTGAATTACGACATGACGGACATTCTGCTGCGCATGGGCATCAACACCGAAGGGGGTACGTTCTGTTTCCCCGAACCGAAGGAAACGGATGCCGGTACCAAAATATCCATCCTCACGCAGCTGAAGAAGAACTTCAACATCCCCATCGACGACGACTATCTCTATGAGGAATTCGGTATCGACAAACCGGCCAATTACGAGCAGCTGAAGGCGGAACAAAAGACGGCTGAACAAGCCGACCAGATTCCAAGCCCGAAGAAGGAGCCGGAGCCAGCGAATAAGGGACGGGATGATGAACCGACACCGAAACAGAAAAGAAACTTCCGGAACTGGCTCAAAGGTTTTTTCGTGAAAGCCCCGGCAGACGGGGCAGCTTTAGACTGGTAGTCGACAGACTGTATGCGGCTGATAATGGCAGCATCTCCATGGAGTTTGACTTCTCCGAAGAGGTGCTGCGGCGTGCCTTGCTGAACATATACAGCAGGGACTTTCATCCGGCAACCGAAATCGAAATCAATCTGTTCAATGAAATATGGGCAAAGATGGACAAGGCGGCAAAGGAAGGGTTCAGCAAATCCAAGGCCATTACTCCGGACGAGGATTTCAGAAATGCCATACTCCGGAACAATGCCGTATTCTCGGCATTCAAGGTACATCGTATGCAGAATGACATGGCACGACTTTTATTGGATTCAAACGGCATTTTAAAACCGTTCGACAAATGGGTACAGGAAGTCTTGCCCATTGCTTCCCATCAGGTTCGTCACTGGCTGCGGACGGAGTATGATACGGCGGTCATCCGGGCGCATCAGGCGGCTGACTGGCAACAGTTCCTGCGCGAACGCGATATTCTGCCCAACCTCAAATGGCTACCGTCCACCTCCATTCATCCGGGGGCTGACCACCGCCCGTTCTGGAATACCATCCGGCCGATTGATGACACGTTCTGGAACATCCACCGACCGGGCGACCGGTGGAACTGCAAGTGCGACCTCACTGCCACCGACGAGGAGCCGACACCACTTCCGGACGAAGACGACAAGAACAAGCCCCAGCCCGGACTGGATAACAATCCGGGAACGGACGGCAAACTGTTTTCCGACAATCATCCATATCAGGCAGAAGCCCACAAGGGTGCCCAAAAAGCGGTGGATAAACTTATGGCCCGTATTGACGAGATGATTGCGGAAATGCCGGACTACCTTACCGGGGAGGAAAAAATGGCCATTGCCCGGAACAACCTCGAAATGGAAAAGGCTCTTAAAATCAAAAAAGGAAAACCTATGGATGTGGATAAGGCGGACAAACAGAATGCAAATCCCAAACATGTGGAAGAGTATATTTTGGATTCCAAAGGAATATACCGCGATAAAAGGGGAAACAGATACCGGAAGAACAGCGATTACGATAAAAAACGGGATACTCCATACAGTATCAACTGCCAGACTTGCGCACCGGCATACGCTTTACGATTACGTGGATGGGATATTACCGCCAAAGGCAATGTCGCAGGGTCTAAACTTGAATATCTGAGTAATGGACGTGCTTTTGAAGTCTGGAAAAACACCGACGGTACTCCGGCGCAACATATAAGTATAAACAGCTGGCTTGCGCACAAAGGATACCTGAAAATGACCCCTAAAAGGTACATGGAGTATTTCAATGAGGTATGTAAGGAAGAAGGCGTGTATGAATTGTGCATCGGCTGGAAAAGTGGAGGAGGTCATGCTACAATCCTGCAACGGTTTGCGGATGGTGAACTAAGGTATATCGAACCCCAAAGCGATAATTCTGCCGGTTCAGGAATGGAATGGAAAGACGTAAAATATTTATGTGAAATAGGAGCTGCGACTTCCCACAACTGCAGGGGAGTCCTGAGAATTGACAATAAGCTATTCGATGTCTCCTTCCTCGATATTTTCGATACATGAATCGATAACGTCAAGGGATAACGGACCGGTTATTTCGGTTGCGTCTTTACCGTCATACAGATAGACGAAAGGATAACCGGTACAGGAGTCCCCCGGAAACTTGAACACATAGGCTTCCTGGCCTTCATAAATACCAAGGTATTCGAAGGTGTCACCGTATTGCTCAATAAGTACACGGGCCTCGTTCTTTACTTGTTCCGGTATATTCATAACGCATAAAAGGCATATTGGAAGCCTCGGTTGCAAAGTTATAAATTATTCTTGAATTACTGATGATTATGGACATAAAAGATTTTACGGAAATGATAAAGCGGAAACGTGACAGGCTGGACAGTATGATGCGCCGCAAAATGCCAGTCATGGTAGGACGAATGGCCAAAGACCATTTTCAGGATAACTTCCGGCAGGGTGGATTTGTCAATGGCGGTCTTCACCCTTGGCCCAAAGCCAAACGGCTGTCCTCGGGAGGTTCCGATGCCGCCAGCAATTATGGAACGCTGCTCTCCGGCAGGAAACATCTGTTCAAATCGGTCGGATATACACCTGCAGACTACCGGGTAAGGGTATTCAACGAGGTGGTCTATGCACCCATCAACAACTGGGGCGGGGAAATCGATGTCACCGTCACAGACCGCATGAGGCGCTTTGCATGGGCCAAGTTCTACAAGGCTTCGGGAAAAAGAAAAAAAACCGGCACAGGGCAAAAGAAACGCGTCAAACGACGTTCCAAGCCGAAGGAACTGAATCCGCAGGCACAGTTCTGGAGGAACATGGCGCTTACCCAAAAAAAGAAACTGCACATCCGCATCCCGCAGCGCCAGTTCATGGGCGAAAGCGAAGAATTGAACCGGCGTATCCGGGAAAAGGTGGACCAGGAAATTACCAACATTTTAAACCAATAACGATATGGACGAAATTTTTATCGCAATCATGGAACAGATTGCACAGGAAATGCCGGAACTCTCTCTCATCGACGAGGACTACGGACAATTGGAAATGGGAGCAGAAGAAGACCAGTACCCGGTCACTTTCCCTTGTGTATTAATCGGAAATACAAACTCCGACTGGCACGACCTCGGATACGGGGCACAGAAAAGCGAATCCGCACTGACCGTCCGGCTGGCCATCGATTGTTACGACGATACAAGCTACGCATCCGGCACGTATGACAAGGTGAGGGAAAGGCAGCAGCTGGCCAAGAAATTATACAAGTCGCTGCAGTGTCTGCAATGCACGGACAACGCTTCGCCGCTGGTACGCGAGAAAAGCCGTTCGTATGCCATGCCGCATTACATCAAGGTCTATGAAATGACGTTCTCATTCACACTGCACGATGAATCGGCCATGCCGTCATCTTATGGGGAATAGTTCCAGCTGGGCGGCAGTCAGACGGGGGGCTTTCACCTTGGGAACAGGCTTCAGATTGTAGTCTGTTCCCTCACGTGATTTCCGGCGGATGATGGTCATGATACGTTCCTCGGATATAAAGAATTCGCGCTCCGACAACACTTTTAAAGCATCGTCGAACCGCAACCGCTGTATTTCTGTCCAATAGTAGTAACGACGGCATAGTGCCTCGTCACGCAGCTTGATCAGTTCTTTATCCCGTCCTTTGCCCATACATTTTATTTCTCTTACAAAAATAACTGATTTCCATCTATTTTAAGAACAAAAGCGCCGCAATTATAACAACTGCGGCGCTTTCTGTTTATAGGGTTAACGGGTTTCGGCTACAAACGGCAGAAACTGGGTTCAATGCGGGTCCATACGCCGTTTTCAGGGTTGCGGCGGCTGAAGTAGTAGTTGGTGGCATTGCGCTGCACTACATTAGCTTCCTTGAACAGGCGCATGATGTCTGCATACTCTTCATCGAACTTATCTTCCAGTTCATACAGCTTTGAAATGCTCTTGTAGTCCAGGTCGCCCATCTTGTTGCGCTCCAGCAGGGTCATGGCCATCTGATACATCGGATCATCAGAACCTTTCTCGCTGTTCTGCATGTAGCGCTTCAAATAGTCAATCAGACGGTCGGCTGCCATGTCGGCTCGTTCATCGAAGCCTTTCACCTTGTTGCTTTTCACTTCCAGACGGAAGTCTCCGTCCGTAATGGTATAGCTGCGCTGTTCGTCGCTTTTCACCTGGCCGTATTCCTTCATCACCTTGGTAAAGGCATCGGCTTCTTTTTCCAGCCATCCGCGGAACCCGGTCACGGCATTCACCATCTCAAGAACGTTGGTCTTTACTTCGTGCATAAACTCACCGCGTAATGCCTCGTAAGTTTCACGACGGGCGATGCGGTCTTCTTTCTCTTCTTGCTGCAGCTGGGCCATGAGGGCTGCTCGCTGTTCTTTACTCAGGGACTTGATGTCCACACTTTGATTGTTCTTTTCCATTTTAAATCATTTTAGTTGTTAATCAGCTATTACTTTGTCATCCTTCAGCAGCAAAGCGAATGTCCTGTCTCTTTCTGCTTTGGTTTCAAACTTCTTGTATGTCTTCCAGCCACCGTTTATGCCGGTACACATCTTTATCCTCGGGCCTGGATAATCATCCTTTCGTATTATACAGAACCCCGCTTTTATCAGCTTGTCTTGGTCATCTATCCTCATAATCATCCTGCTTTTCCGGTTCATCGTCTATCAGCATGGCCTCCCCATTGGCATACGCCCAGTCGGCCAGTTCGTTGAAAAACTCCGCTGCATCCTGGTTCTCCATATCGGATGTCGTAAGGGTCACGTCTTTTCTTATGCGCTCAAGCGCTTCATGTGCTTTTTTATCCATATTGCTCTATTTATCGGTTAAACCTCCTTTTCGTTGGATAGCCCGCAGTTTGATGGCCAGTTGTTCCAGCTCGGCTGTACTAACCTGAACAAAGGGCTTGCCGGCTATCCGGGGGTTGTTGCAGAATTCGTTCACCCGGTTCCAGTCGGTGGTGTCTATACCCAACTGTTGCATCAGCTTCAGGCAGACGCTGCGTTTCCGTCGCAGTTCCTCGCGAAGTTTCTGCCGCCATTCGTCTTGTCCGCTCAGTTTCTCCAGAGCAGTACAACAAACTTCATACTCCTTGGCCGTCATTTCCTTCAGACTGTCTGTCCGGTTCCACGTGTACTGCAGCACGATTTGTTTTTTGAATTCCTCCCGATCGCCCTGATAAGGCAGTTTGTTGAACAATGCATAGAACCGGGCGAAATTGGTTACTTCCTGTGCCATATCATCCTTTCACTTTTTTCTCCACTGAAAGAATTGCCAAACTTATCATCATAAGTTTTACAGACTGGCTGTCCTCTTCAAACAAATCAATATCCGCAACCACAGGCTCACCGCTCATGGTGTTCCATATTTGCTCTACCTCTTTCGTCTTCTTTTGATTCATCAAAAAGAGATACGCGTCATACTCGGAACGGTCAAATTCAAATACGACCTGAACTTTCTGTTTTTCTTCCATACATTCACTATTAAAAGGTTATTCAAACAATACTTTAATGCCACACGAACTGGCTACGTCAAGCTCCAGTTTGGCTCCCTTGCTCAGTTCCCAGTCCTTCAGCATGTAGATATAGTCACAAGCCAGCAACAGGGCAATGTCGGCCCGCATGTGGGCTCTCCAATGAGCTTCATCCGGCAATCCGTTCCTGAAAGGGTTTACAGGATCATAGCCTTGTGCCATCAGTTTCTCCTCGGCACGGCTGAAGGCTTCCTTGCGCTCATTCATATCATAGTGCGCGATGGCTCCGCTGATGTACACTTTCCCGGCACCGGTCGCTTCACCACGTTGAAAAGCCTTGTGTCGTTCCCACCGTTCCGGAACCACCACACTGTAGTTGCACGATTGGCAGCAGCAGCCTTCTTCTTTCACCGGGAACGGATTGTATCCGTAGCCCTCATACTCTTTGCCGCAGATGCAGCACACTTTCTTTTCTTCTTTCTTTTCCATCACTTCAAATCTTTAATGTTTATTTGGCAGGACGGATGCCATACCTGAATATTCCGAGCAAACATCACATCCCTGGTTTCTATCACTACGTGTCCCTTTGTCTTGGCCCTGCGCAGACGGAGGTCGCTTTGTATGTTACGTTCTACCCAATCGTCCACCACGGCCTCCGCTTCCTGTTCTTTCAGGAGTATCTGGTACAGCTTATTCTCCCATTCCATCATTCAAATAATCCTCCATATTATCGTCCTTCAATGTTTTGGCAGCACCTTCTTCCCATATCACGTAGGGCTCACCGGGCCGCTCCATAAAGCGGCTTTTGCACCAGGCTTTGAAACAGCTTACCATGATTTTCACATCGGCATCATATTCCACCTTGCGGGCGCTTCTACCTGCCGGATGAAGCCCCTCGGCATGGCTGATGAAGATAAACAGTTTCTTGGGATGACGTTCCTTGAACTCCTTGTAGGTTTTGTAGTTCAAGCCGCTGTATTGGAAGCTGTCGATAATCACGATTCCGGGACTGCCTCTGCGCCGTAACCGTTCCTCCAATTGCTCCATCGGTTCCCGGTCAAGGATAATCAGCTTCTTTTTCACTTCACCCATCTTGTGCCGTTTCAGGCTCATCTGGAACGACAAACCGGTACTTTCTTCCAAACTGTCATAAATTACGCGTCCGAAGCTACACAGGTACTTGGCCAGCTGCATCACAAAGCTGCTCTTACCGTTTCCGCTGGCTCCCCAAATAATCCACACGCCGCTCTTGGCCGGGTTGCCTATCGAGGTTTGCCAGTCCCCGGAAAACTCGAACCGGGGAATCTTCATGTTCAGCACCTCACCGGGGCTGTAGGCTCTCTTCAGTTTCACGGCTACCTCCTTTCAATTCTTCAATAAGAGCATCAGCATAGTCCACAGCAAGTCCGGCAACTTGTTTTATAGACATTATACCTGATGAATTGCTTCTTACTACCGGAAGCATGCTTTTGGCAATTTCATATCTGCGCTGTTCCCAGTCTATCTCATTCGCTTTTCTCATCTCGCGATGGATACCGATAACAGCATCCATCGCTTGCATTTCTATCTTGCTTATCATGCCTGCACCCTCCTTAATTTTTCGATTTCGGTATAAACGCGCCTCAAGCCGCCTCCGGTACTGTGAACAATCTTGGCAATGTCGGCACCGTCCGGGGCATTGATTTTGGCCACGATGGCAGCCTGTGCCTTCAGGAACTTTTCTCGTTCCTGGGCATCATCCGGGGTCACTTTGCTGTAGGAATCCCCGTAACGGCTCAACATTTCGGTATAACCCACCTTCTTGCCTTCGATGGCGCGATTGATTTTCTCCTTCAATCCATCGGCTCCCATCATGTACCAGGCGCAGCAGCGTTCCGTGGCGTTCCACAGGGCCTTCAACTCCAAGAAGGCTTCATACTGCAGGTCGCCGGCTTCGTCCAGAATAACCAGGGGCGTATCAATCGTGCGCAGGTAGGCCACCAGATCCTCATACACGTCGCTGTAGCGTCCGTTGCTGGTCACGCCGAATTCCTTGGCAATGTAGCGTATCAGCTTCAGCTTGGTCTTCACCTGACTGCAGTCCACATACACGGCGTGCTTGTGCTGCTTCACATAGGCTTTCGCTGTAAAGGTCTTGCCGATATTGGGCATATCGCACAGGATGGCGCTCAAACCGCTTCCCTGGCACACTTCCAGCTGCTTGCTCACAAACACGTAGGTCGGGGTCTGGGCTGCCAGCCAAGGCATTTCCGTACGCAGTTGCACGCCCAGTCTTCGGGCTATGCCTACCCAGTTGGCATCACTGACCTGCTTTTCATAATTGCCCCGTTTGATGGCGTTGTAAACGCTGGGGGCTATGCCCAGTGCCGTGGCATGGCGGTTGTCACTGGGATAATTTTCACGGTCGGCGGCTATCGCTGCCACAATACGTTGCTTTACTTCATTTGTTATTTCCATTTGAATGCTGTTTTAAATTCGTTCTAACGTCGTTAATTATATCTTGGCTACCGCATCATGCTCGAAGGCACTGATGTCCATATAGGCTAAGTAATCGTCTTCTTCGGCTTGTGCAGGAAGGGGAACGGCTTCCGCTTGTACCTCTGTTATCAGCTTCGCTTCCTCTTTGGCAAGGATGCCCATACGCTTGATCTTTCCGTCCTTCATCATCTTGTCGAATTTGGCTACATACTTGGCCTGTTCGGTATAGGCTGCCCTGTCGGCTTCGGTCTGCTCGGCTGTATTCTCATTGTAACGGGCTACGGCCTTGCAGGTGGCGATATATCGTCCGTTCTGGTAGATATATACCTCGCTGATGGTTCCGTCAGCATCGGGCAGATAATAGGCATCTACCTTGTAGTTTCTCGGCTCCAGTTTTTCGATGATTTCCGGGCTGGGCAGTCCGTATTGGTTGTACATCACCGTACAGTAGGTATTCTGCCGGATGGTTGTTTCGGTGTGCTGCCCGATGAACCGGTAAAGAACGGCCTTATCCCAAGGGGCAAGGTTCGGGTTCTGATGAGCGCAAAGCACATCCCAACGGCTCATGCCCGGATAGCGCTTCTGGTTTGGGTGAGGCTGTGCGTTGAAGGTCTGAATGGCGCGTATATCATCGGCTACCAGTTCTTCATAGCTATAGGTCTTCACCTTGTAGGTGTTGTTCTTTTCGTCATACACTTTCTCTTCCTTCGGGCGGTTGGCTTCCAGCTTGGCCCACCAGCGGCCAATGCCTACCTGCGTGCGTTTCTCCACACCGTATTTCTTTTCGCGGTTCTTGTGCTCGGCACGTTTTTCACGCGAGTTCCCGGGGTTACACCAGCGGATCAGGGGGAAGACGGTACCGGCTTGCATCAATCCGTCGGCAAAGTCGCTTACCAGGTGGTGTTCCACTTCCAACTCGGCGGGGATATACATGCCGTTCCGGTCCAGAGTCTGGAACATGTTTCGCATGCAGTCCAAAAACAGCTCGCCTGTCTTGTACCGGTTGTAGGCATATCCCACTACAGCACCGCTCACCACATCGTAGGCATAATAGGCTTTCACGCGGTTGCCGTCCTTCATCGGGCGCGGCAGGTCGCGGTCGTCAAGCGAAACCTTACTCAAGGAATATTCACCGATGCTGCGCAGATGATAAGGACGGTAGGCATTGTTAAAGTCCCACTGGCTCATGTGCAGCTTACCGCGAAGAGCCTTGTTCTTTGGGTTGTTCAGGTAGTTGGCTACCGTGGCCGGGCTCAATACCAGCGGATTTCCATCCTTGTCGGTAAAGTCTGCCGGATTCAACACCTCGCCGGTTTCGGGGTCATATAGCTCCAGTTCTCCTTGTACAAATAGATTGTACTGTTCCCACACGGTGGTATTGAAGGGCTGTTCCGGTTGGGCATCGATGCTCAGCAGCAGGCGTTCAATGTCGTAGGTCACCTTCCGGCGGTTCTGGTTCATGAACTTGCGGCTGATAAGGCTTTCATAGCCGTTGGCCTTGAAGTCATTCACACGCTTCTTGAAGCGGTTGGAACTCACGGGTAAGGTATGGCCGAACTCTGCTTGATAGTAACTGATGGCTCCAGCCAGTTCTCCCCAGTTCACCGGTCCTGCCTTCATCGCTTTACGCATAAAGGTGGCATCCTCCATGGCACGCATCACGGCCTCAATTACCGAAGCGTTTACCGTATATTCCTGGATGTGTTCCGGTGGCAGTGTATCTCCGTTGTCAAAACGGAACCGGGTGTAAAAATCCCGGGCTTTCGCATCGATGTGGTAATGGCTGCCGAGCCAGTTTCTTATTACGTCTTCTTTCATATCTCCGTATTTTAGTTTTATCCTTTCCTGAAACCGTAGGGGCATGGTGGCTATTTCTACCAGTGCATAACTTCCAAGCCCCTTGCCGGGTCGCACTACGTTGATTTCTTTCTTGGCCGCTAATTTCTTGTAATTGGGTACCGACAGGATGGGAGCAAGTTCTTCTTCGGAAAGAGTGGAAGGATGAACACCTTTCAGCGTGCGGCTTCTGCTGTAGTCAGCCTTCCCGTTCACCATCACCGGTCGGTCATCGTAGGTCAGGTCATTGTAGGATATGCACAATATCTTTCCATAATACTCCATTTCATTTCTGTTTATAAGGCGGCTGCCATCTGTTGGGTCTCGTGCTGCAGCTGCATGAAATCCGATACAAATTCACATTGGTAGGTTTCAGTCCGTTTTCCGTCCACGTACACATCCACATCATTGGTCTTTCTGTGGACCACGAGTTTTACACGGGGACCGAAAGTGCAGGTCATGGTCTTCTCGCACTCCTCGAAGGTGGTTTCGCAGTTCGGAATGAAGTTCCCGTCAGTCAGTTTACCGCCTCGCTTCAGGGCAAGAGTGCGTATCCGGCGCGCCTGGTCGCTGTCACGGACAAAATTCAGTGCCTGCCACACAGCCTGACGGCTGCATCCGAATGTCTTCATCAGGAAGGTCTTTGTTTCGTTATCTGTCAAAATCTGCTTTCTCATATCGTTTATCTCTTGATATATTGCTCATTTATAATTCCTCAATCGCTTTCCGCTTGATGTCATCCGAATCATCCGGAAGTATCTCGTAAAGGCGTGTTCCCTTTTTCAGTTCCTCAATCAGCACTTGCATGGCTTCCTCGCACACACAGCTCACATTCTCCAACACCCGGTAGGCATCCGAGTTACTGATCGCATCCTTTGTCATGAACTGTCCGGCCAAATCCATAGCCTGGTCGGCAATGTTCTGTGTATGGGCCGCACTGCTTATCATCGTGCGAAGCTTCTGCTTGAACTGGCGTTCAGCTCTCCCTTGATTGAAATTCTTTGCCATAAATCTAAATTTTAGAGGTTAATATCGTGGGGCGCGGGGAATCGAACCCCGACGGCTTTCTACGCTTTCTCATTTTCGATTTACCAACTCTCCGGCCGTGCCTGCCGCCCCTGCCCGTCTTTCCGGGCTGCCAGTTATCCGGCAATCTATTTGCCTTGTCCTTCTATCATCGAAAGGACAACCATCCTGTCTTCATCCCAAAGCGGAAGCCCCAATTCAATGGTCCGTTTCACCACTTCCATCTCACCGACCAGCCCTACCGCTTCTTTGCGGAAATCGGTATCGTCATACGCATGCGCCTTGCCAATCAGGAAGTCGGTCAGGTTGCCGATAACTTCCTTTTGCCGTTCACATTTCATCTCATAGTTCAGCACCCGTACATGGACATCGCGGATAATCCGGCTGTCCCCATGTTTCTTGAAATCTTTGCAGAACTCATCCTTGTTCATCGAAGTGTTCAGATAAACCGCATGGATGTAATCAAAATCCTCTGCTGTAGGGGTTATCCCCGTCCGTTCCATAAATTCTTGCTGTGTCATAAACTCACTTATTTTATTGTATTATTCTGCATCTTCAATTTTGAAAGAAAAGCACTTATCCGCCAGTACTCTTTTTACAAAGTCTAAGTCGTATCTATCAGCTGAAAAGAAAACTGCCTGATAATCTACACTGGGATAAGCCTTGATTGCTGTTGTATCTACCATCTTCTTGACCAGTCCGTAAAGAGCTTCGGCGGTCTCAGCTGTTGCTTGAGCTATAATTACTTTTGCTTTCATTTTCTTTAATCCTTAAAATTCGCTAATCACACGCCTTTTTTGTATATTTGGCGCGCTGTTTACATCTTAAACACGCTGCAAATATAGACAAGATTTCTCGATTATGAAAGAAAAGCAACAAGAAAAATCGCCTATAAAGCAAAATATCTTGCTTTACTTAGAAAATAAAGGTGTAACTCCCTATGAATTCTATAAAGAATCGGGGGTCACAAGGGGAATTCTACAACAAAATAATGGAATCAGCGAAGATAATATAGCAAGATTTCTCGCTTATGCTCCAGATGTAAATATCGAATGGCTTCTTACCAGCAAAGGAAGTATGATAAAAGATGGTTCTACCGATATTCAAATATCGAATGATACAACCACTTCATCTATGCCAACCACGTCCATGAACCCAGGCATCGGCACACCGTATTACGATGTAGATTTCATCGGCGGCTTTGATGAAGTGTTTAATTCACAGGTAAACATACCTGCCACCAACATTGTAATAAGGGGATTCGAGAAAGCCAGCCTCTGGTGCAATGTCACCGGGCACTCCATGGAACCCAAAATAAACCATGGCGACATCATTGCCCTGCACCAATGCACACTCAACGACATCCAGTATGGCGAAATCTATGCAGTGGTGTTGGATACCATCCGCACCATTAAAATCCTCCGCAGGTCGCCAAATCCGGACAAGCTGCGCTTCATTCCCATCAACACCAATGACTACGATGAACAGGAATTCGACAAATCACGCATCATCAATGTCTTTGAAGTAATCGGAAGTATCAGCAAGTTCTTCTAAGTGGTACACGCATGCCCCTACAAAAGGCTAAAAAAGGACGCACGCACACACCTTTGAAGGATTTTACCTGAAGTAAACTCGTAAATACACTGTAAATCAAAGGATTTATTTTATTATAATAAGGTATATCACACAAACGAGTGTCGTTTTTCCTCTCTGAAAACAGCGAAAAACGGCACTTATTTACATTTGCTACATTCTTTCCTATTTTGGGCGAACCATCCAAAAAGCGAAAAAGTAACCCTAAAAGTAACCCTAAACTCATCGAAGTAGTAACCCTAAACAGTAACCGTAATAGTAACCCTAAATCCCAAATTACCACGCGTAAGAGCATAAAAAAAGGGGAGCCATAAGCTCCCCAATCAGCATTCAAAGAAATAACGCCTACAAGCCTTTCTAACGGCGTTACTATATCGTTCCAATATTACCCTTACTACCGCCCGAAATGAGCGTAGATTGCTTAATTATAGCCTTTTTCGTGCATATTGTGCCGTTACCAGACAGCCCGGCATGAAGCAGGTAATTCTTGGTTGCCCCCACCTGATCTGCCGTCAGAACCGTATAAACAGCCGATATACTGCTGAAATACCAATCTTTCTGCTTCGTCCCGTCTATTTTATGCAGCAAATGCACATGAATCACTTTTGCCATATTCGTTTCTATTATGCTGCAAATATACCAAATAATACTTATTTGGAAGAATTTTAAGGCAACATCTTTAAAAATAGGCACAAAAAAACGGCCACACAGCCGTTCACACCATCATATAACAAAATCCATCAACCCAGCCATAAAACGGCCACACAGCCGAAAATAAAACCCTTCCAGGCCGTTTTAGCCCCATCTGCAAGCCCGATGTAAAGCAATCCCCCGAATATCCGAAGAAAAGCCCCTCAAACGTAAAGCAGATGTAAGCCATGTAAAGAGAAAAACCGCTTCGAAATATTCAGCCCATTTTCCCGATCATGCCTAAACCCTTTGGTTTTCAAAACCTTTCGCCCATTTTTCCCGACCATTGAAAAAACCGCTTCGTTCTATGCCCCATAATGAGTGAGCTGAAATAAATATATACCTATATAATATAGTAAGAACAACATGAAAATATACGCTTATATCCTGATTGTGCTGTCCGGAGTCCTGACGGCACAATGCAGCAAAGTCACCCTGGATGAAATCTGCGGCTACCCCTCCGCTCCCGGCGGAGGAAACGGGGAAGGAGAAGGAAACGGGGATTATAACAGTTACTGGTATTACTCGTATGAGGCGGCGCAGCTGATTGATGCGGAAACCCTGGGCATGGAAACGGCCGAGGATTTCACCCCTTATACCGTCGCCCATCTGGGGGATACCCTTTTCATCGCAAACATCGGAAAGGCAGGCAGCAGCCTGTTGCTGTTCAGTATAAAGAAAGGTGAACGGCTGGGAACCTTGCAGAGCTGGCAGCACGACGGCGGGGAGAAGAGTTTCGGAAGTCAGATAGAAGCCATCGTGCCGTCGGGCAACCGGCTGTATGTGGCCGAACGCCAGTCGCGCATCCATGTATTCCGGTTGCCGGAACTGTCCTACCTCACCTGCATAGGCAACGGGCAATGGAGCGGCCCCGTATTCCAGGCACAGGCCATGACGGTAAAGGACGGGCTGATTTTCGCACGCGACAAGAACGGAATGGTCAGCATTTACAAAGAGGAGGATGCCACCCCGGAAAATTACCAGAAGGTGAACCGTTACCGCCGGGCATCCGGCAACGGCAGTCCGGGCAACAACGGCTTTGCCAGCCATTCCATGCAGCCCGATGCGGAAGGGCATCTGCTGCTCACGGATTATGAAGGGAAGAAAATACGGGTGCTCGATCCGGCACTGGTCAACGATGATATGGCAAACGACGCTTCCATCGATCTGGACGACCTTTCCCTGTCGCCCGGCTTCAAGCCCAAGACACTGGCGTTGTGCGGCGACCGCTGGTATGCTACCGGCGACAATGACGCCATCAACATATACGAACGCCAGTCCGACGAATGGAGCAAGAAAATAAAAACTGTAAAAGGATATGCTTTTTCCCAGCCTGCCCGTATCTATGCGCAAAACGACTCTGTGCTATGGGTTTCGGACACGCACAGTTCCAAACGGACACTGGTGAAAATGCTGGTGCATAAGGGGGAAATACGGGAATAGAGGTTCTATTCCGTTCTTTATCCAGAATGTGAATGACACGAATGGCGCAAATTGGGTTTATATCTCTGATTGGCGTCATTCGTGTCATTTTCATTCACACATATCAACCTTGCCAATCTTTCAATGCGACTGTCAACAGGAGCCGGGCGTTCACTTGCCATATCGATTACGTAATCGGGGAAGCCATTCTTTTTATCTGGCCGCACTCCCTCACAATCCCCTTTCAAGGCTCCCCTATCGCCCCCACAATCAGCTGTACCTGAGCCGGCATATAGGTACGGCAGCTCAAGCCACTGCCCATCTTCTCCAGTTGCTCCCTGAGGTGAGGATAATAGTCAATCCAATACTGCAACTTACGGTAAGCCACCTGCGGATTCAAATCCGGGAAATAACACAGGGCCAGTTCGGTGCGGCCATACGTGCGTATCTCAAAATTCTCCATACATTCCATACTTTTTATTTACTTCCATAAAAGTACGAAAAACGGACGAGAAGAAAGAATGTTTTTCCAACAATAATCAACTAGAATCAACTGTTATCAACTACAATCCACCGGAATCAACTTTCCGGAATCCGCACATCGTATCTTTGTAATGTCGGGACGATGAAGGCGAAAGATCTATAATCTTACAGCTGTAAGATATAGGATCTTACACGTGAAAGATAGGGTTCTTTCAGCAGTCGGCAACCAGTGGCTGACAGTTAATGGACAGTGACTGACGGCTGACTGGCTTCATTCCCCGGCAACAGTGTTTTTTAATTCTCAATTATCAACTTTTAATTTTAACAGACTATGGTAAATTACAGTATCGTTATGCGTAGCAATCCGATGGACGCGGATGCCGCCAAGAAGGCTTACGCCAGTGCACAGTATTCGGAAGTGATGGACATCAACCGCTTTGCCGAGCACATCGCCAGCCACGGCTGTGTGTACAAGCGTGCGGACATCGTGGCCATCCTCACCATGGCGGTGGACTGCATGAGGGAACAGCTTCTAGGAGGACAGAAGATACAGCTGGGCGACTTGGGGGATTTCTCCATCAGCATCAACAGTATAGGAGCGGAAAGCGCTGCCGACTACAATCCTGCCATCCACGTCAGAAAGCTGAATGTGAACTGGAGTGCCGGAACACGTTTCCAGAACTTGCAGGAGGAAGCCGTGTTCAACCTGGTGGCCACGCGCAAGGCGGCCCGACTGGTGGTGAAGGCGCTGAAAGCCGGAAAGACCAGTGTGGATCTTACCGGAGAGGCGAAGGAGCCGGAAAACGGAGGACAGGCCTGATGGAACTCCTGTATGACGGAACCCCAGTATGACGGAAGCAAGGCACGACGCTAAAAGGCACGACGCTAAAGGCACGACGCTAAAGGCACGACGCTAAAGGCACGACGCTAAAGGCACGACGCTAAAGGGCTGAATGTGCCCCTGTGACAAGCCGTTTTCATTGGGGTACATTCAGCCCTTGGCTTCCATTACAATTCATTTATTATCAACCTCTAAAACAAAATTCCAATGAGTTCAAAAACAAAGAAAAACACCTGGACACTGATTCTGAAAGTGATTATCACTGTAGCCACCGCCGTTGCCGGCGCACTCGGCCTGAACGCCTGTATCTGATGATCATGAGAACCATTACCCTGATTATTATCCACTGCTCCGCCACCCCTGAGGGGCGGAGGCTGGATTTTGAGACTTGCCGCCGGGACCACATCCGCCACCGGGGCTTCACGGACATAGGATATCATTTCTATATCACCCGTGACGGAGAGATTCACCGCGGACGACCTCTGGAAAAGGTGGGAGCGCATTGCAAGAACCATAACCGGCATTCTATCGGCATCTGCTATGAGGGAGGACTCTCGGCGGACTGCACACCTGCCGATACGCGTACTCTGATGCAGAAGGGAAGTATGCTGGCACTGTTGCGCGAGCTGCGCCTCCTGTTCCCCAAAGCGTTGATAGTGGGGCATCATGACTTGAATCCCGTGAAGCCGTGCCCTTGTTTTGATGCTGTGAAGGAATACCGCTTTTAAGGGATGATTTCTCCAAAGATAGGGTTTCCAATGAGAACCGTTTGTTTTCAAAGAGGTTTCTCCAAAGATAACGTATCCAAGGATGATTTCTCCAAAGATAGCGTCCCTTTCCTCCGCTTTGATTTCCTGACCCTTCATTCAACTAATCTTTTCATTTAACAATAATAAAAATGAACTATCTGATAAACCAACTCATGACCGTGGACAAAGCCTTCTACCGTCATTATCTGGAAATGCTGCTCACCCTGAACCGCATCCAAGCCCTCACCCCCTGGCAGATGTCCATGCTGCTGTGGAGAGCCAAGATTTTCCATATACAGGTGCTCTACCCCGAACTGCTGCGCATCAGCCTGTGCACGGAGCAGGAAAAGGACGAGATACGCTTTATGAAGGGATGGAAACTGAAAGAGCTGGAGAAAATAATGCCCGCATGGCAGCGACGGCAGTGCGAGGAGATAAAACGGGAACGGTGGAGAGGATTTTAGTGGCTAGCGGTTAATGAGGAATGAGCAGTGATCACTGAGGAATGACCAGTAATCAGTAAAGCCTGCCGGCAACATGATCTACTTGTAAGCAACTTTTAAAGGGGGTATGTCAAAATAAAATGACTACTCCGAGAAGTTACAGACTGTAACTACAAAACCTAAAAGGCGAATGTCAAAACTCAGTTTTTGAAAACATGAACTTACAATCTGAAATTTGAGCATCCTAAAAGACTAAAGAAAGGGTCGTATCATTACTCCATACAGAGCTTGATACGATCCTTTTACGTGTTATAATTACTATCTGTAACTTTTCGGGGTTGTCCTTTTTGTTTTGACATCTCCCTTCTCCTATCCCCAAGTTATTCAGGAACAGCAACATTCAACTACTTCATTCCCCCTCATTAAACCCCAGGCCCTGCTGTTCGGGCTTCAGCTTCTCTGTCAGGAAATTGGTATGCTCCCACTTCGGTTCGGGCGGATTATGATCCAAGGTCCTCTCCTCGGTAGGCGTGTAACGTCCGTTGTAAGTGCTGAAGGCGAAAAAAGCATCTCCCGGTCCGCCCAGATGGTCGAAACGTACCTTGGCCACACGCACCAGCACCTGCCCCAGTTCATCGTTACGGTCTACCACCATTCCATAATCCGTCTTGTTGAAAAAGGCCGCCGAGCCGTTGATATCATACAGCGTGGGCACAGGCCAGCGTTTGCTTCCCGGTTCGCGGCGCAACTTGGTGGGGTGCGCCACCAAAATGAGCAACACCTTGTGCTTCACGGCAAAATTGGAGAACTCGTCGAAGATGCGGCTGATGTACTGCGTTTCCGTTTCCCAGTCGGGAATCTGATGCTCGAAGCGGTTGAAGGGGTCCACCACCAGCACCTTCACTCCTTTCCGGCTCACCAGTTGGGCGGCAATGCGAAGCACGCTCTCTACCGAGAAGTCCTCTTTCGGCATAATGGAGAAGACACTCTGTGCCAGGTAACGGATGGCCTGTCCGGCTTCCGGCAACGGCATCCCCTTGTGTTCGAAACGCTTGCCCACCACGCGGCGTATCAGCTTGCGGTAGTGATAGGCCAGCGGGGTATTCTCCGGACTGAAATAGCCCACCTTCCAATCGTGGCGCAGGAGCAGGCGCATGGCAATTTCGTCCACAAACTCGCTTTTTCCGCTGCCGGGAACGCCTGTGACCGTGAGCACAAAACCACGCTCGAACTTGATCAGCCGGTCCAGATTCTCCAGTCCCGTATCGGCTCCCTCCGGCATTCCGTTGTAATAAATATCCATCAGCGTATCCCATTCGTCCATGGGGCAGAAGACTCCTTCCAACGGGATTTCCGCCGCCTGCTCCACCTGCTGGCGGAGCCTCGGAAGATCATACTTCAACAGATACTCGTTGGCATCCTTGCAGCCTTCCCCCCAGGCCACCACCTTGCAGCGGTCCACGCCCAGGCGGCGCACCAGTTCGTCGCGTAACTCCACTCCGCGCTTGTCGGTATCCATGGCCAGGATGATTTCCGCCTTGTCATCGAAGTGCGACTCCACGAAGCGGTCCAGCCACTGAAGGTTCGCGCCTCCGGCTCCGTTGGGTACGGACACCACCTCTTCCAGTCCTGCGGCTATCAGGCTGAGGGCATCTATCTCGCCTTCGGTGATGTAGCACTTTTCCTTTCCTTTTATGGCGTCTATGTTCCAAGGAATCAGCTCGGCTCCTTTCACCATCTTGAAATGCTTTGCGGCATCCCGGAATTTCATGTTTTTCATTACTCCGTCCTCCAGGTAAGGGAAGCAGATGCAGGCTTCTTCCTTGCCGGTCTGCGGCAGGAATTCCAAGCGTTCCTCTATCTTCATCCTTGTCAGGACGTCCATCGGAATACCTCGTCTGTCGACCATGTATTCCATCATTTCTCCATTCATAATTTGTTTGTTTTTATTAATTACCGGGCATACGTAATGTACAGGCGGTTGCAGGGGGATGTGCGGCTTGCGTTGCGACCTGTTATGGTGCTGCGATGCTGCATCGTGGTGCTGTGCCGTGTTATGGTGCTGCGGTGCTGTATCGTGGTGCTGCGACGTGTTATGGTGCTGCGATGCTGCATCGTGGTGCTGCGACGTGTTACGGTGCTGCGGTGCATCCTTCTGCTGTTTCTGCCGTTCCCGGTCTTGTTGTTTCTGTTCTCTTTTCCACATCTCGTCCTCGTTCCACGCTATGGCGAAATCACAATGAAAGCATTTCGCCCATCCCCCTTCACGGGTGATATGCACACTGAACGAAGGATCTTTGGGATTGCTTCGCGTTGCGGAACATTCAGGACAAGGCATACGGAAATGGTCCTTTCTGCGCGGCAGGCTTTTCAGCCACCGCACATAGTCTGCATGTTCTTCGCGCGTCATATCCAGCTCTGTTTCAGGTTATCCCAGGTGGCACGTCCGTTGGGGCGCGGGGGTGCATCGGCAGGAAGAGGAACTCCGCAATACGAACGTTCGCCGGTCAGCGGATTGTACGTTTCGTAGGGCGAGAGCGAAGTCGATTCATTCTGCATCCGGCTTCTTTCTTTCAGCTTTTCTTCCAGAAAAAGACGGGTGGGCCTTTCTCGGCGGATGTAGTTGGCGAAATAAGCTTCGGCTTCGGACACGGAAGTGATTCCTCCTGTGTTTCCTTGTGCCACGACATGTTTCTTGAACAGATCACGAATAAAAGAAAGATTGTTCAAAAAGAGTTCTTTCAAACCTGACATCATCCCCACAGCCTCCAGCCAACTCTGAGTAATGAAAGCTTCATTGATGCATTGTTCCCATCGGGGTATCGTTTCGGACAATTCGGAAAATCGGGGAAGTTTATCAACAGCAGCAACAGCAATTATTTCTTTTTCTTTGTTATTGTTGTTTTTCTTCTCTCCTCTATTCTTTTCTTCTCTTATAAAGCTTTGCTTAAAGCTTGCTTGCAAATTCTTTCCATAACACTCATTATCAACACTTTGAATCACATTTTTGACTGAATTTTCATTTGTATTTTTTGCAGTCGTATTTTTCATACTTTCCGCACTACTTTTCACGTTGCTTTCCGTGCTGTTTTCCTTGTAGATTTCCTTATTATAATCCGAATGGATTGGCTTGCTGCTCTCCATGCAGACAGTCTTGTTACTATCTACATTCCTGCTTTCCATATAAATTCTCTCCTTGCTATCCATACTGGGTGCACCACTGCTTTTCAGGTAGACTTCCTTGTTATTATCCATGCAAGGTACACCACCACTTTCCATGTAGGCTTCCCCGTTATTATCCACGCAGAACGCATCACCGCTTTTCATGTAGACTTCCCCGTTATTATCCATGCAGGACGTATCACCGTTTTTCATGTAGACTTCCCCGTTACAATCCACGCAAGGTGTATCATCGCTTTTCGTATAGATTTCCTCGTTACGATCCATGCAGGACGTGTCACCGTTTTTCCCTTCGTTGATTCTGCCCCTCCCTATTGCAGACGCTGTAGACGCAGTTGCTTTTGCAGATGCTTTCACCGTACTTTTCTTACTGCTTCTCCCTCCCTTACTGCCGGCAGCGGCACGTTGCTCGGAAAGTTTGCTCTGATATCCCATCACCTCGTCCAGATACAGACATCGGAAATACCCGTCCTCTGTAATGAGAAACAAATCGAAGTCCTTAATAAGATGTTGCAGATTTTCCACGGTAGCTCCCCACTGATCGGCCAGCAAATCCAGTTCGTTAAAATCATGTTTGTATTCCTGCTGTTTTCGCAGAAACAATATCGTTTCAAGATACAACCCCAGCCCCATGCATTTCATATCGGCATTCAGCTTCATCATTTTGTAATCCGACATCAAGCTGCAATTCAGCCGGATAAACTGCTCTGTATAATCCATTTCTTTTGTGTGTTAGTATAAATATAACGCAAAGGAACGCAAAATATAAATAGGGCGTTGCTCACAAAAACAAGCAATTGTTAATAAACATTTCCTATCTTTGCCGAGACATTTTGTAAGTAGCTATGTTTATGCTGTTTACAAATCATTATTTAATAATTTAATTTTTAGTAACATGAAAAAAATTTGAGATCATCAGCACTTGCATCGGTAATGCCGTGCGAAGAAGCGATTTAAACCCCAACAACTTGGAAGACAAAGGTGCGATAGGCCGGTCCACCGCCACCAAAATTCGAGACGGAAAGATTGTGACTCCAAATTCTTACTTCAAACTGATGAAATGGATGGAAAAGGAGAAACCGGAGGTTTACAAAGAAGCCATGGAGCACATCCTGAAAGAACTGGGCAAGCTCAAAATGGAAGAGTAACCTCCCGGCTTCCCGGAAACGGGAATTTTCCCCGGTAAACGTGGGGAAACGGGAAACCGCCATAGAGCGCCTCTGTATGGAGACTGCCTCTATGGCGGTTTTTTACACCCAGGATGCATGGAGTTATAGTTATTTTATTTCCAACTATAAATCCTCCTTTTTACTCAAAAATTATTTTTCTTGTGACAGATAAATACAGAATTGCTGAATATTTACAACATTCACTTTGGGAAAATCTATATCTTTCAGCACATCATAATGATGGTCGTTGGTAACAATGTAGTGCGCATTGGCCGAAATGGCACAATCCACAAACTTATTGTCATCAGGATCGACTGTAATCAGATTAAAGTGATAGAATGGAGTTATCAATTCAACAAACGGACTGTTCAATATGGTTTTCACCACATATTCCGCCGTTTCATTGTCGGTAAGTCTTTGCAGAATTTCTATATATTCCTCCAATATTTCATTGGATACACAGAGCTTGTTCTTTCCGTCCACAAAGGATTGCCACAAGACATGGTAACGACTCCTTTGAGGAATGCTTTGAATAAGACAATTCGTATCAAGAACCAACTTAGCCAT